AACTTTGTCTAGTTCTTCTTCATCCAAACCACCAACCTGACCACTCATGTATTGATCGAGTTGGCTCATTAGTTGACTAGCATTGAGGGTCTAATAATCGATGGATCATTTAAGGCAGTAGAGCCGTAGCCATACTTAGTTGCCTTTGCAATAATCCCTGGATAGTAGTTTTTGTTTTCGTCAGTAGCGCCAACACCATATTGTTGGATAGTTCCTGGTCCAGCGTTGTAGGCATAAATAGCCGTCTTAAGATCGAACCCATATGTATCCATGAGGTGTCGCAAATACTTTGCAGCTCCAGGGATAGCAGATTCAGGATCCAACGGATTAACACCCATTTCCGCGGCAGTACCTGGCATAAACTGAGCAATACCCAGTGCTCCAGCAGAGCTTTTAGTTGTGCCGTTGATAATCTCAGGTCGGTAAGCGCTTTCTTGTTCTAGTAGTGCAGCTAAGATTCCGACAGGAATGTCATACTCTTCTGCTGCTTTTTGAATAGTTGGTCCGTAACCACCTTTCACCATTGAAGGTTCAAACTGTCTAAGCTGCGAAAGTCCACGTTGTGTACGTTGTGCAGTTTGGAAGTTATTAATCAAACCCTTAGCTTCAGGGCTAAGTGTATTGTCAATCAATTCAAGTGAAGGAGGCATTGTCATAGGGGGTAAATCCAATGCTTCTCTTGCTCGTTTTAAAACTTCGCTTGGAGTCAGGCCAGTGAGTTCCGCAGCTTTGCGGATGATTCCAGGCATTTTGAAATCTTTCTCCAGCATGTCCTTATCCATTTGAAGGAACTCTTCTCTCGTTAATATCGTCCCAGGCTTGTTAAGAAACACGATACCTTCAGTTTTAAAACCTTGGGTAACATGTGCTAGCCGTGCTCTTGCTTGTGCATTTTTCTCAGGGCTAGTTTGTGCAGCTAAGGTGCTTCGATAGTTAACAAAACCAGGTGGCCTCGTAGGATCAGAAGTATCACTACTGAAATAGAAAGGACTTTCTGGGTCCTTACGACCAGCCACAAACATTGCTTGTGTCTCAGCCAGTGCTTGTTGTACAAGCGAGCCTGGTGCTGATTGACCATCGTCATTTGCGATCAGTTCAGCAAGACGTCGATCAAACTCACCTTGGAGTTTGTGGACGATCATTACACTTTCAAAACCACGCTTTCCATCAACAGTTGCAGATAGATTAGGAGTAGTTTCAACTAGCTCTTGCAGGGCTTTGTGCTGTGTTGTGATGTCACCCTTCTGTTGCTTCTCAATTGCTTGTGCAACTTTGAGCCACTTCTGATGTACCTCTTGTGAAGGGACAGCTAAGACATCGTCAACAGTAAGTGTGCCAATAGCAGCCATATTTTCAAACAAAGCATTTGCTTCACGTGCAGTCTTTGCAGATGCAGTGTTTTTAAGCAGGGCGTTAAGCCGAGGGTCTTCAACACCACCGTGCTTACGGACTTGTTCTTGGATAGCTTCGATGTCAGCTTTGCTTGGTACGAGACCGTCTTGACTTACTTTGTTGACGTACTCATCCGCCAAGACTTTCGCCTCAGCTTGTTGCTGATCACGTATCTCCTGTGCGTTTTGACGTTCTTCAGATGAAAGCTCTTGATCTAGGTTTTCAAAAGCAGTCGGTTTCATCTCACCGTATGTCCTGCCATTCATACCAGGCATTGGCTGGTTTTTAATAGCCTCTAGCTGCTCAGCACTAATAGTGCCAGCTTGGAACATCTTCTTCAGATGACCGATAGCTTTATCAAATCCACGTGCATTTCCAAGTACTTTGCCTTTCTCATCAACAGAAGTAGCGAAAGTATTCTGAAGTGCACCGAAGTTCATGTCATCTTCAAAGAGACTGGTTGCCTCTGTAGTTCGTTGGAAGTTGTCATTCTGAGTATCTAACTCAGCACCTTCCTTCATGAACTTTGCATGAACTTTCATCTGTGCAGGGTACAGAACCTCGCCAAGCATGTTGTCGCTAAACCCAAGCAAACCAAACTCCGCCATGAAGGCTGAGCGAGCTTGTGATAAAGCTGCACCACGACTGGCTTGATCAGTAATGTCTGCGTCTTGAAGCTGCTTAGGAAGCCAAGACTCGTAGTACTTATTAGCCATAGCAAGCTGAATCTTTGCTTGCCTAATTTCACGCCAGCCAGACAGGTCACGGATCTGACGTGCTACCTCATTGTTTCCTGTACCGATGTAAGCCTCAGCACCCATATTTTCAGTTTGACTGTTGAGGTTCTGCATGTCTTGCAAGTCAGACTTGAAGATACCGCTTACATAACCTTCAGGATCAGCAAGGTACTTATTGTATTCCTCAAGCTCCATCTTCTGAGTTTCTTTTTCTCGAAACTTCTTTTCACGTTCAAAGACAAACTTTGCAGTTTGCTCACCGAATTGGGAGAGAGCTTGAAAGCTTTTACCTAGTTCACTAGCCCGTTCCTTATCAACCACATACTGGTCTTGAACGTTTTGCTTTTCTGACTGCCTAAGTGCTTCTAGGTTTTCATTTATGTATGGCGTGATGCTCGGCACATCAGATGGTGCAAAGCCTTCTTCTTTTGCGAAGGATTGAAATTCGGCCATTATGATTCCCACGGCATATTGCCGCTATTTAAAGTTGCGTATTGATCCAACCCAGTCGCGACACCACCTGCAATAGTGCCTAATGCACCAAGGTTTGCTGCTGTCATATCAGTATTAGGTTTAACCGGTGGTAAACCAGGTTGAGGTTTGAACATCACAGGTGCAACAGTTTTCCTGTTAGCACTCTTAAGTTGTTGCCTAATATTGGCAACATCATTGTCATAGCTTTCACCAGCTCTAACTAGGTTGGATGCAAGTAAGGCTTGTGATCTACCGAAAGCAGCCATATCTCTGGCAGCTAATCGATCAGCAGTTTTACCAGAGCCATAGTATTTAGATTTCTCCGCTATCTTTGCAAAGTCATTTTGAAGAGAGACAGAAGCCTGGTTGTATAGATCATTTAGTTGAGTTTGCTCAGCAGCAAAGCCACGGCTGGCAGCCATAAAGTTCTCATCTAGCTGTTCGTTTGCTTCAGATACTTTCTGACCGTACATAGCACGACTACGATCCCACTCAATCTCCCTTATCTTTAGCTGTCGTTTGTAGTTATTGACTGAGGCTGTCTTCTGAGCTGAAGCACTAGCAAGACCACCAGCAGTACTAAGCGCTGTTGACGCCGCAGTCAGCATCAAAGTTGGTTCGCACACGGCAAAATTCTATAAAGGTTAAGTTATTTGGACCATGAGTTACTTCACGAAGAAACTTGAATCCTAGAAATCGAAGAAGCTTTAGATGAACTTCATTGCGTTTGTCGCAAATGTTCCACAGCATCTTCTCTGGTCTACTTTCAATAAGACGTTTACATTCACGTGCAAAGGTCTTTGGATAGTTGTTTATTTCAGGAGTGCATAGCATCCAGATCCCGTTCTCGGGACCTACTCCTCCAGCAGCACCCCATTTACCGTTAGGCATCATGAAGGCTGCTGAGTAACCACTAGAAGCCCCTCCAAGGAGAGCAAGAAGAGGATTGTGACCATGTCCCTCAGTCACCTCCCTATAGTCTTCAGGGCGCAAATTAGAGGCCACATGAACAGCGACCTCTTTAGTTAGTGGATAAATGTACTTAGACATTCTTGTAGTATTTGGGTGAATAATCACCCTCCCAAGTCAAAGAGATAAGTGTTGCGGGGAGAGGTGAATTAGATTTGATTGATAAGCTAAAGTTATCATTCTTTTCATACACAGGTACAGTGCCAGTAAACTCATTTTCTACTTGCACATCAGCAATTAGGTACTGGTTATATGTACTAGAAGTGAAGTCATCTACATAGTCAACCTTACCAGTTCTTTTTACAGTTGTTTCATACTGACCAAGACGACCAAACGAAGGCTTAATGCGATGAACAACTAGGCTTCCACGCTCTTCGTTAACAGTACGATCACCAGAAACCCTCTGCACATAGAACCTAGGAAATTCAACCTGCATCGTGTATGCATACCCAAAGGTCAATGAGGTCTCGTTACCAGGCACGGTCACAGTTGTACCGCTAGAAGGAACATCAACATCAAGGACGATGAGACCGTCAGCACCAGGCTTGACAGCTACCAGGTTCACAGACTTATCTGCGATACTACTAATCCAGCTCAAGTTAAAGGTGGTCTGCTTTGTGGTGCTGTTGTAACTACCACCAGTAGCAGCAACGTAGTTGTCCAGATGGACTATGTACTCCTCACTATTCTCAGTAAACGTAGCGTCGTCATCTCTGATCAGGTTGATCTTCTGTAAGAAGTTCTGATCATCGACAAAGATATACGTGTCATTCACACAGCAGTGATAGACAACAGGTCGTGTGAGTTTCCAGCGGAACCAGGACGACTGGATCTGTTTGTCAGCCACGTTGAAGTACTTGTATCCAAATACCTCAGCACTGTTCTTCTTACCAAAGAAGATAGTGGTGTTCTCACGTGAATCAGCAAGTAGGTCAATATCTTTACTCAATGCAGTTGAAACAACTTTGCTTAACTCATTAACGTTTGGCTCTCCTTCACGTGCCACGTTTGACATGACAAAGAATCGAGAATGAGAGCCTGCATTATCTAAGAAACCAGCCACAGTTCCAAGAGAGAACGGTGGTACAGCAGTGTTGTAGTTGTACGTACTGATGCTGCTAAGACGTGCAGTATCAGGGTTCAAAATATCTGAGTCTGTAGCTAGCAAGAACTGTTGGTTCGCTGCAAATACAATTAGACCAGTGTTTACTTCAATAGCATCAAATAAGATAGCAGGATACTTAGAAGAACAACTAATGTCGATGGGGTCAGTGCCTGAAACTGTGAGAGCAGTATTGACAAAGAAGTTCCCCAAGTCACCTGGTTGGGACAGAATGACGTTTTCATCACTTAAGAAAGCAAGTCGGTTACGAAAGAACAGAACCTTATTAATCGTCTTGCCGATATAACTAGGCTCAGGATTTGTATTGGTATCGCCAACAGTACGCTGTGCATACCCAAAACGCTTGACAATGAATTGACCATTGCCTTGACGTTGGATTACGGGAGGTACTGTCAAAGGATTGATAGTGTCTGCAATCCCAGGCTCAGCACATTCAACCCAACTACCAGGACCAGATCCACCACCGTTGCCTTCAAAGCGCAAGTAGTAGTCGTCATCAGTAGAGCTGCTATTGGACACCTTGACGATGTACCCGTGCTTGCACTGAAACGGCAGACCAGTCACGTCGTTCACCTGGTCGGTGATGACGCTCATTAGATCAGTGTTTTGTGCTTCGACAGTGAAGTTAACTGTGTTGCTGTAGAAGTAAATCCCGTTACCAATAACCTCAAAGTTGATGTTGGTTCCAGATAGCTCAGAGGTGATACCACCAAGGATGCTGTCAGGAGTGACATTGGTCTGCTGGTCAAATGGTGTCGGGTCAGGACGTACAGCTTTGATTGATGCACGTACTTGAACGGTTTCAATCTTGTCAACATTGATCGGGTAGTCCTTACCTTCCAGAGTCACAGTGCCTGCACTGCCGACAGCCCAGCCTTCTCCACCGTGAAGCAGGTCAAGCCTATGGCTATAGGTACAGGTGTAATCAGCAGCTTCAGGTGACTCATCGTTGTGACCAGGAGTAGGACCCTGTTGACCTGTCACCGTGATTCGGAATACAAGATTTGTTGCACTACCTTGGTTCTGTGTAAATACTTTCGTACCTACAAAAGGACAATGACCTTGGTTGCCACCAAAGGTTGAGTAGCCCTCACCAGTTGGGTTTGCAGCTACCTGAGTTGCAGTACGAATAGTAGTAGTAGAACTTGATGTCGGGTTATGGATGTTGAGACCATATTGACGACCGTTCTGTGTACGCTTCAGTTCAATAAAAGCTGAGTAAGTGTGAGGTTTTTCGTCAGTCTTTGATACGGATGTTGGCTGCATAGCAGCAATCACATTCCGATTGACAACAAAGGTACTGTCATTGATGGTCGTGAACTGTAAGGTTTCAGTTCCAATAGTGCCGTTAGAGAGGTAGCTCTGTAGGTTCGATTGCTGACCACTTTCGTAGTTAACAGTGATGGCATTACCGGTATCGGCATCCCACATATTCACTGAACCGTTGGATTGCACCTGGCCGATATAACTACCTTCGGTTTCATCTCTGTAGTAGTGAAACCAATTACCTGTGGACGTCGCACCAGATAGTGCTGACGTACCTACACGCATAGCTCCAGGCCGTTTGTATAAGCCTTTGTTGAGATCAGGTATGCAGTTCAATGCATCTTTAACTTGACCCTGACCCATCTGGCTGTCAGGCACCTTAGAGATACCACCAAAAAAGTTAGGAATAGTTTGAGTAATACTTGGCATCAGCGACGCAATCCACGGAATGGTTCATAGGCTTGGTAGCCCTGGTCATGTCCCATGCCGAGGAAGTTATGGTCACCCTGATTGCACTCGTACTCAGTGACGATTGCGCGGGCATAGCCTTCCTGCTGGCCTAGGAGTTGTACAAGCGTTGGGTTAGATACAAGCTGCGTAGCTGCACGGACAGAAGCCTTAGCAACAATCAGACGCTTGAAAGGTTGAGGTAGATCCTCAAATGGAAATAACCACACGACGTTCATGTCAAGTGGTTTGTCAAACTCATATGTATGGTTGACTTTGTTGTAGAGCTTGCCGTCACGTTTGACGACATCAGTACTCCGAAACACTTCTTCCTTACACACATCCATACGTAAGACGTTGTTAGGAATGCTGATGTTTTTGTTAGTGTCAGGTGTGAATGGGTAGTGGTCTTCACGGTTGTAGACCCAACCCTCACTCTGCACTTCAACGTTGCTTTCCTTGAGGAGGTTGTAGATGAACTCAATCTCAGGATTAGTGAAGTTGAGGTTAGTTACTGGAGACTGACCGATACTCCCCAAGATTGAATTTACTGCGGATAGTTCGGTATCGAGATCAATAGTTGTAGGAGTAGTCATAGTTAAAAAAAAGGGCTCCCGAAGGAACCCTTGTATGAAATAAATATCAGAATGCAGAAGGTGCAGTAGCGCCTACATACAGCTCAACAGCAGCAGCAGGGTTCAGGTAGTCAGCGCCCATAGCCAAACGGCCAAGGATCACGTCGCCCTGATACACAACAGACACGTCGCCAGAGGTCACCTGGACCTGTGGTCCGATGGTCTCGACAACAGCAGCGGCTTCTTTCTGGAAGATGATGCCGCAGGACTTAGCGCCCAGCTCAGCAGCAGTTCCGTAGTCGTTGTTAATGCCAGTAGTAGCGCCAGAGGCGTTCTCAGCAGTAACTCCGATGAAGTCACCAGTGTTACCAGGATCAGTGACACCAGAGGTGCCGCCGTACTTGGTGCCGTACTTGCCCAGGAACGGGATGTTCATGGACTTGTAGATCTTGATGCCAGCAATCTCAACGATGCCTTGGCCTCTTTGACGAGAGGAGCCCTGCTCGTCGCGGTTGATCAAACCGTTCTCACCAACTTGTTGGATGAGTGCGTAGTACTGACGTGGGTTCAATACACCAACACGTCCATCTTGGCTGATGCCTTTTTCGTCCATCGCAGCAGCGGCGTCGTAGAAGGAATCAACAAGAGCGGTTGCAGAGTATGCATCAGACTCGTTAGTAGA